GAGTACCACGTGCAGACGGCGCCGGCGTCGCCGACCGTGGGACAAAGGATTTTGAATGTGCTCAAGCACATCATTGGCCGGTGAGACGGCGAAGCGACCACGCGGCATACCCGTCACGAAGCGGGGCGGGATAAACGATAAGCGCGAGCCGTTCACGGATCCGCAAGATCGCGCCATGCTCGAGATGATCGCGCTCGGATACAACTGCGCGCAAGCGGCCGCGGCGGGCGGATACGCCTCGGAGCGATCCGTAAAGCAGCGCTTGCACAAGCTGTATGAGATCAGCGGTATGAACAGCCTGGCGAGCCTGATCGCGTACTGCTTTCGCAACGGGTATCTCACGTGAGGATCTTCTGGGCGTGGGAGATCACGCCGGCGGGCCTACCGATGCTCGTCGAGAAATTGGACTTCAAAGAGTTACCGGGATTTTATGAGCTCATGCGAAAAGACGAAGCACTCGCCCGAACCGTCGCTTACTGGATTACTCGCGGAATCTGCGTCGGCTCGGCGTGAGAAGTATCTCGAGGCGCGGGAAAGCTTGCTCATGGCGCTCGATCTCCTGCGCAAGCGCCTGGCGCGTTCAACCGAGCGCGAGAAGCGCCGGGAGTATATGCAGCGGATCATGCAATTGCGGCGCGCGGTTTTCATCCTCGACGAACTGACGGGAGACATCTCTTAAATGGCTCGATCTCTGATGACGCCGGACGACGACCAGGGAACGCCGATCCCGGCCTGGAAGCTGCAGCCGTTCCAGTCGGCGCGTTCTTTCGTGCAAGGCGCCATGCGGGGCTTTTTCCCGGTCATGGATCCAATCCCGCCGGTCGCGCCGCCCGATACGCGGCCGTGGGCGTTCGATCGCGACGTGGGCGCGAACATCTCGATCGAGCCGCGCGCCAGCGAAGAAATCACGTTTCAGCAGATGCGCAATATGGCGAAGTATTGCGACATCCTGCGCATCTGTATCGAGAAGTCCAAAGACGAGATCGTAAAAATCCCCTGGCAGTTTCGGCTCAAGCCTCAGCCGGGACAGCGCCGCGCGGATCTCAAAAAGCAGACCGCCAAAGACAACCGCATCGCGGAATTGACGGCCTTTTTCGAGTACCCCGATCGCGAACACGATTGGGCAAGTTGGCTGCGCGCCATCCTCGAAGATTATTTCGTCGTCGATGCAGTCGCGATCAATCGCTGGCTAAAACGCAACGGCGGACTGTACGCGCTCGAGGTAATCGACGGCACGACGATCAAGCGCATTATGACGAACGAGGCGCGCACGCCGGTCCCGCCGGATCCTGCATACCAGCAGATCCTAAAGGGAATGCCGGCGATCAACCTCACGACCGACCAGCTTTTTTACTTCCCGGCGAACGTGCGCAGCTTCGCGTTCTACGGGTTTTCAAAGGTCGAGCAGATCGTGATGACGATCAACATCGCGCTCAACAAAACTTATTCGCAGCTCGCCTATTTTACCGAGGGCAACATCCCCGAGGCCGTGTTGCTCTGTCCGAAAGACTGGTCCGCGGATCAGATCTCGCGCGTACAGACGCAGGTCAACGCGATGCTGCAGGGCAACCTCGACGCGAAGCAGCGCCTCACGCTGCTCCCTGGCGGCGACGGTGCGTCGTTCCACGAGACGAAAGACAAAGTGATTACCGACGCCGGCGACGAATTCATTATCCGCATGGTGTGCTCCGTGTTCGCCGTTTCGCCCAATCCGTTTATCCGGCAGATGACGCGGGCGAATGCCGAGGACGCGAAAGAGCAAGCCGAGGCCGTCGGGCAGAAACCGACGATGGACTTCGTCGTCTCCCGCCTCAATTTCATGGTGCGTAAATGTTGGGGATACACCGACATCGACTTCGCCTTTATGTCGGAGAAAGAGGAGAACGCAGTCGAGGCCGCGGACATCGCCGATAAGAAGCTGCGCAACGGGACGTGGGCGATCGACGATGCGCGCGACCAGGAAGGGCTCGATCCTCTGCCCAACGGCGCCGGCTCGCGCCCGATGGTCTATCTCCCGACGGGACCGATCCCGGTTGAGGAGATCGACGATCACAACGCGGCCGCGCTCGAGGCAGCACAGCGCGGAGCGCAGCAGCCGGCGAATCCGGATGATCCCAATACTCCGAACAATCGGGGCAACCGGAATCAGCCGAAGCCAGCGAAGAAATTTAAGTACGCGGTCACGGCATGATCGCGGTCGTCAAGATCAGCCGGGCGCGGTTGCAGGTTTTCCCCGATCGGCTCAACCGGCGACAGGCAAAGGCGGTCCGAGCGGTATCGCGGAAGTTGCGGCCGTTCCTGAAAAAGCAGGGCAAAAAGGTCGCGCAGGAGATCGGCCGCGCCTATCACGTCAAGTTTAAAGCGAGCTCCGGCGACCAGGCGGACGCGCAGCGGATCCTCGAGTCGCTCGACCTCAGCGATTGGGTCGCGATCGGCGAGCAGATACGCGGGCAGCTCGAGCTCGGGTTCGACCAGGGCGGATCGGATGCCCTGATAACGCTCAATTTCGACGACAAGGAAATGTTTAACCGCGTCAACGATCGCGCGGTTGCCTTTGCGCTCGATCGCGCCGCGGAGCTGGTCGGGAAGAAATACGTCGACGGCGTGCTGGCCGACAATCCCGACGCGCAATGGGCGATCACGGAATCGACGCGCCAAGGATTGCGCGACCTGGTCGTCAAGGCCTTGACGGATGGGATGTCGGTCGACGAGCTCGAGCAATCGATCGTCGATAGCTACTGGTTTTCCGAAGCGCGCGCCGAGATGATCTCGCGCACGGAGCTGGCGTTTGCGCACGTGAGCGGATCGATCGCCGGCTGGCAGGAGTCGGACGTCGTCAAGGGTTACGCCTGGATCCTCGGCTCGGAGCACGCGATCGAGGATGAATGCGACGACAACGACGGCGTCGAGGTTGAGCTCGGCGAACTGTTCCCGAGCGGAGATCCGGGACCGCCGGCGCATCCGAACTGCGTTTGCGGACTCGAGCCGATTTTGAAACCGGAGTACACGGCGGACGAATGAGCTACAAGGGCATCGCGGAGTATACGCCAGAGCCGACGGTCGGGAGCATCGTGCGCTATCACGTTGCGAAGTCGGATCCGCCGGAAGTATCGAGCAACGCTCCCGAGCAGTTGCCCGCGATCGTGCTCCGCGTGTTCTCGAGTCGCGTCGTGAATCTGCACATCTTTTGCGACGGCATCATGGATGCCTGGAAAACAAACGTTACCTTTGGCGAGCGCGAGGGTTGCTGGTCCTGGCCGCCGAAAGCGGGGACGCAATGAAAAAGAAACTTTTCTTCGTTTTCAAAAAAGCGAATAAGGACACCGGCGAAGTGAGCGGCGTCCTGACCAAAGAAGAAATCGACCAGGACGGCGAAGTATTCGATTACGACTCCTCGAAAAAGTATTTTCAGGCGTGGAATAAACGTTTCCAGAAAAACACGGATGGAACGTCGAAAGGCAACGTCCGCGAGATGCACGACGAGATCGCCGTCGGTCTGCTGAAAGAATGCGAGTACGACGACGAAGAAAAACAGATCTGGATCAAGGCGAAGATCGTCGATACCAACTGCTGGAAAAAGATCGAAGCGCGCGTCTACACCGGATTTTCGGTCGGCGGCGACCTCATCAAGCGCTACACCAAAGACGGGTTGCCGCACATCATCGTAAATCCGCTCGAGGCCTCGGTCGTCGACAATCCCGCCGTGACCAGCTCCGTCCTCGAGATGTCGAGCGCGGGCAAATGCGTCCAGGTCACGAAAGCGGCGAAGCTCCTCGAGGAGAACGAGGACCGCGGCGTCACCACGCGGCGCTATTCGAGCGAGCTCGGCGAGTTTGTTGTCAAGGATCGCAAAACCAAGCGCGTCGCCGGCGTCGACCTCACGTCCGACTGCTTCGCTTATGTGGGCGATCCGAACGATACCTCGACCTGGAAGCTGCCCATCAAGTTTCCCGGCGACGACGCAAAGACGAAGCGACACATCCGTAACACGCTCGCCCGTTTCAACCAAACTCAGGGTATCCCGGCGAACAAGCGTTCGGCGGTCCTGGCGCGGATTCGCGCGGCCGCAAAGAAGCACGGCATCGACGTCTCATCCGAGGAGAAAAAAGCTATGGAATCGCAGATCGTTAAGGCGGTTGTACTGAAATCTTTCGAGGACGGCGAGCAAGCGGTCGAGATGCTCGAGCGCCTCGGCGTGAAAAAAGGGATGTACGCCGTCGGCAACCTGGCGAATGTCCTCTCCTCGATCTCCTATCTGCGCGACGAAGCCATTTACGAGCGCGATCGCGAGGGCGATGAGTCGGAACTGCCCGAAGGGTTGACGGAGTGGCTCGACGAGGGCGTCGATCTGCTGGTCGAAATGGCGCAAGAGGAAGGCGAAGAACTCAAGCAGCAAACCGGCAAAACCGCCGGCAACTCAACACGAGGTGAAAGGACTATGGACCTGGAAAAGAAAAAAGGCGGCGGTCTGGCGGCGCATTTCAAGAAAGCAGCCGGGCATCATGCCGCGATTGCCAAAGCTCTGCGTAGCGGCGACCTGCACAAGGCCGCCGATATGCACGACGAACACGCCGAGGCCTGCGCGAAGATGGCGCTTACGGCCGCCGATGCTGGCGAAGTTCCCGGCGAGGAAAAGACTGTTGTCCCCGAGGTAAAGAAGTCGGCGGAACTGGTGGAGCTCGAGAAGATCGTCGCCGGCGGCACGGAAAAGGCGGCGGGCAATGACGCTCTCTCGGTCATCGCAAAGGCCGTCGCTACAATCGCCGCCTCGGTCGAGGACATCAAGAAAAGCACGAAAGAGCAATTCGAGGATGTCTCCGGCGCGATCACGGCGATCGCCGAGGGTCTCGTTGCAGTCGGCGAGGAGCCCGCGAAAACGGCGGTCGTCAAGGGCGTGGTCGTCGATAAGGTAGACGATCAGAAGCGCGGCGAAGAAGAAACCAAAAAGGCGACCGGGACCGAGGGCAAGGCCGTCAAGTCGACCGACGGCCGCGACCTGTCCCCGCTGCTATCGATCATCAAGAATCACGGTAGGCCTTCGCCATCGAACGGCTAACCTCGCTTTTCTAGTGACATCTGTCGGCGCGAAATCAACTCTCCTCGCGAGAGCGGGGAGAGATCTCTCTTTCAGGAGAACTGGCAATGTACGGACGTCTCACTGCAAAAA